AAGAATAGCATCCGCATTTTCAACAACGAATCTAAACTAAGGATCATTCACTTCTTTAACTGCTTCTAAAGCCTTACGAAGCTTCGTTCCTTCAACTTTTGTAACACGACGGATTGTACCTGTCTCAAATGCCAATCCGACAGTCTCTTGATTTTCTAAGAGCCATGTTACAAGATCACCATTACCAGCAGCCAGCGGTGTTAACGCAGCTTTGATCTTCGGTTGACGAAGATAATTGACTGCATCAGCTTTTGTATCAAATTGTTTACCATCTGGTGTGGTAAATACTTGTTTAATTTCCATACTTTCCTCTTAAGATACGCTGTTTAATCGCTAACAGCCAACGTACTACTATTGATCTTTCAGGGTTAATTTAACGGGGTTGACCAAGTACCCTGGACGCTAAGTTTGCAAAGCTAGCTACCAGGTTGGTCCCAGGTGATACGCAAACCGCGTGTCAAGGCCTGGGGTTAGCCGTCGGTCTGCCCGTCTCTTTGGTAAGGGTTTTTTTCAATTATTTTTGGAGTTTTCCGCTTCCTTTCGTTGTCCAGACAGCTTGAACATTTCCATCTATGACGAAGAGCACTAAGCTTAATGTACTCTCCCTCCATAGAACTGAGATTACAATTTGAACATCTCTTAGGAAAGTCAAATAGTAGCGAGCACATGGTTCCTCGGAACTTTAAATCCAGACGCATGTTTATGACCACCTCCGCCATACATGGAGGCTATTTGGGAAACATCTATACCCTCTGGTGTAGATCTTAGACTGAAGACTCTATGTTCAGGCGTATCATAATATGTAGCTGCAAATGCAAAATTTTTTGCTAGCTCCATACCACCCTCACTAGCATAAAAATGAGGTAAATTGGCTATAGGCACAGCATATCCACAAAGATATGCTATTCTAGAAGTTAGTGGAAGTAACTCTTCGAGATCTTTATTGAACTTTCTAAGGATGGCACGCCCTTCTGCTATTAGATTTGGTATTGGCGTATTCATCATTAAATTTTCGTATGTTTCGAAGTCATACGCATAAGAAAATAAGGACATTGCAACTTCTTTTGACCCTGGCAATTCAAACTTCCAGAGATCCCTATCCTGTACATATTTAAGCAGCAGTGGTACTGAATATCTAATTTTATCAACAGTATCTGCGAGATATTCCCAAGCCAGCATTGCACCACTTTTACTGTCATCTAAACATAAAGAGAGTTTAGAATGCTGAAATAATATTAAGTTTTCAATAGCAGTTTTATGATGATCTATAATCGCAATTGACTTTACTTCTGGTAAGATAAGTCTTTCAAGTATATCTCGATCATAACTAAAATCAACTACATAAACATCTTTACCGTTTACATCTGGTGGTAATTCGCCATATTTAGCAGGATGATACCTATAGCTATCCCGATATCTATGCCAAAAAGCCCATGCTGCTGAAAAGCCGTCTGCACAATGGCTGTGATATATTACCAGAGGCTTATTAGGCATTTCTAGCCTCAAGTTCTTTCTGTAAGAACTCTGCAGTGTTTATCCAAGATTCTGGAGAAATAACAGAGTCTTTCATTTTTAATCTTACTTCGTCTTGTTTATGAGTTATTTCTGTTGAGTAACGCCGAATAGCTTCAAGAATGAACATTTGTGACATTGCACCTGTAGGTGAAAAGCTCATTACTCTTTTGACGAACTCAATATTTGTTTCCCTCATACTACCTCCTTGACAAGGTCCATATCATTGATAAATCCCTTGCCTACAAAGAAACCTTCTCTAGTAAATTTATGTAATCTCCTTTTCTCATCCATTCCAACAATTGGAAAATCACTATCAAATGATGGTGTATCAATGATAGTGATTCTTTTTCGTGTGCGTGTTAGATATGTTTTACCGGGTTCCATTTGAAAGTTCTAAGTATGTTTGTCGTTTATTACCACCAGGGGATCCACGCTTTTTAACAAGAATACCTTTTTTTAACAAGTAACTTAAATCCGTATCAGTTTTAAGCTGTCTTTGCCACTTGTTATTTACATATATTTTAGTAGCATCTAATGATTTTAGAGATGCTACTATCATTTCTCTGCGTGGCGCTCCATATGGCATTAACCATAATGCGACATGTAAGCTCATTCAAAAATCTCATCTATAAGTTTTGCAAGATAAGCTGTATCTACTCTATCATGTGCTGCATTTTGTATTGCCTCTAATAACTGATGCATATACGCTTGATCTACACCAATTAATTGTTCTCTAAGTATATTAATATTTTCAAGGTCAAGTTTACTTACTTGCATTATTATTTTTAACATTTGACCTGCAGTGATTCTCCAGCCTCTTTTTATAAATTTTCTTATTCTAAATAAAGAAGCTACAGGATACAGAGAACCTTTATAAACTAATGATTTAGAAAGTATTGATGCCATTGCTTCAGGACTAACAAATAATTCATCTTTAGCATAATCATACCAACACATACAATGAACAAAATCATAGTTATCATGAATCTCCGTAGCTTCGCCAAAGAATCTAATTACTAATTGAATCTTTCCGGCAAGCGTAATAGCATTTTCAGTAAAGAATATTGGTCTATATTTTAAGGTTTTATCTTTTACCATCTGAATCATCTCGCCTGTAAACTGGAGAGGATCACCCTCAATATTAGTACCAATTAAGTCTTGATTTTCAATATTTTCTTGTTCTTCTGAATTTAAAGATTCTATAAATGCTTGTGTTTCAGAATCGCTTCTAGATTCAAAGTAATGATATGCTGCTTGACCTTCAGCAGCTATCCCGGAAGATTTCATATAAATTACTAATCTATCTTCCTCTTCCCCACGTATATTTACTCTCTTTACAAACTTAACTTCAGGATTACAATGGTGACTGGCACTAGTGGCAAGTTTCTTTTCATTAAAAATCTTTACATAGTACTCTGCAATAAGTCTTGCAGTATGCTTATCACGAAAATATAAATCATAATCATTTATATCTTCACTAAGAAGCATAGAAGTAATACAGCCTCCGGATACTATCGTATTTTGTTTAGCAACAGCTTTTACTGATTCTACTTCAATAGAATCAAACCATTTTTGTAATTTTTCTCTTATTACTTTTTTAATAGTATTCTGTTTCATACCAGGCATCTGTGACTCCTATCTTGTTTCGAAGCCCATTCCATTACATAGTTATAGTCCCCAATAATATCCGGGGGTATTGTTATATATTCATATGGCACAAGACATTGCCAAGAATTAACAACTTCCCGTCCGGCTAATGCTAACGATATTCCGCCTCTTATCTCAAATTTCCAATCTCCATTAACTACATACCCACCTTTTAAATGACCACCTGGTTTAAATACAACCTCATCTAAAAGAAGATATGCTTCGTTGTCGATGAATAATACAATTCGCATTTACATATCCATTAGGTTTCTAAAGCCTATTGCTCTAGGGAACCTGGGCCTATCCTTAACACCATGTGCAAAGTGTCTAAATTTAAGTACTTTTCCAATATAATTAGATTGATTATCCCAGATTTGTTTTCTAGATACATGATCAAAAGCACCGGGTGCTATTGTTATCTCCTGTCCTTGGAAAGATACAATAAACTTACCTAATGTTCCAGCAGCAATAAGACCATCTTTTGAAGAGGACCTTTCTGCATATCCGAGTGCATCTCGTTTTTGTTCGTTATTATTTGCCATTCCTTCTTCAAAGCCTACAATTAAAGCTTCATCATCCTTAAATCTTTTAAGCTTATAGATGATACCTTCTTTCATAGTACCGCGGCCTTGCTTATAGTAACCTACAGGAGATTTCATTATAATACCTTCAAAGCCTATTTGTAGTATTTTAGACTCATATCTTAAAAGCTCTTCTTCAGTATTTACTTCAACTTGTTCAACAAGCATTGCATTTGTCATCATCACTGGATTTACCAAATTAATTTTCTCTAATCTTTCATAGAATGGTTTATTAAGATAAGTAGGATGTGTATAATCAAAAATATAGAAACGAATATCACCAGGTTTATCTTCTGACATTACATGCGATTGTGTTCGATTGTATACACCTGGATCATTTGGTTGACCTTCTATTAACTCACCATCACAATGTTCTAACTCAGCAATCCCAAATTCTGTCTGTACTTGTAAAGATGGTAATGCTAGAAATTTACTAGACATTGCTATTCCATTTTTAATTATACAACGTATACCATCATATTTGGGTGAGCATAGTAATGGGTACTCTAACTCTTTAAAAAATGTCAGATGCGACATCGGATCTTTTTGAGGACAAAGCATCGGTTTAAACATTTGGTATCCAAATAATCATTGAACCTAATACACAATTTCTTACTACATTTATTGATTTATTTGACATTATGAGAGTGGCTTTATAATTGGGTGCTAACTCTTTCATAATGCCTTCTTCATCAATATATGCTTGTCTTTCTTTTCCTGCAAATGAGACTGTAATAGGCTCTAAATATCCGCCAAGAATTTCCTGCATTTCTTCTAGACTAGGATCCCTGAGGCCAAATTCGAAGGCTTCAAATACTTTAATGTTTCCCGGTACTATTTTAATAAGTATTCCACCTGGCATTTAATCTTCTCCTATTTAACAGGACATGCACCGCTCATACATTCATCACTAGTATCAAATTCTGCGTTTTCAATTCTAGTAATAATCTTAGTATTTTCTACCATTGCATTATAAACTTCTTCTGATATCTCCTCGTAAGGAGCTTGTGTAAAGCCATGTTCTGAGTGTAAAAGGAAAGAAAGACTCTTATGATTGTTTCTATAGTGTTTATTTAGATATTCACGTACCATTGGAATTTCTTCTTTCCGATAATATACTGTACACGATACACTATTATCAGACCACTCTTCTTGCAATCTACGAATTTCTTTAAGTTGGTCAATTGCAGACATCTCTTTTGCCAACTTAGTACCCTTCGGATAGGCAAATGGAAAAGTAACAACTACTGTATTGTAGTCTTCTGAGCCATCAAAATTCTTTACATATTCAATTGGATATCCATGTTCTCTACATACAGGAACTAATGGGTGACTAGAAGCTATTCTAATGCGCCTATACATATACTGCGCATATGCTGGATGAATACCTGGCGTAACTCCGGGCAATAGAGATAAGGTACCTGATGGTTTAACTGTTGTAAGTTTGATTGAAGGATTTATATCTTTAAGAGTAGAATATCTATTATCAAAATCTCTAAGGTATTCGTAACCTTCTCTAAACCATGAGTTTTGCTCTTTAGATGCTTGTAATACGCCTGTTACTCCAAGACCCATCCTCATATTCTTATGTACTATCTTTTCCGTCTCTGGATGGTGAGATGGTAAAAGTAATGAATGCTTGCATATTCTATACAACAACTCAAGAATATCTAAAAACTCTTCTTTAGACTCAATATTGGGAAGGAAGACCTCTGCGAGGCAACACGTCTCGTAGGGCGCAAGAGGTTGTTCCGCGCAAGGATTGAATCCCATAACCTCTGGATCAGGGTATTCTTCGTCTCCCAATCTACCGATCTTTCTAGATAAACGAAGATTGATAAGGCCATAGGGCTCTCCCTTACCCTCATAACCATGCCAGAAATATTCATGGAGGTCACGTATGTCGTCACAAGCGACCGAATTATTGGACATTGCTCTCCATGAAGGAATATTACCAATGTCCCATCGCTTTGCAAGTAAGTATTCAATATCATCCGGATCACCTATAGCAATTTGAGCAGACCGTCTAACGTTGCCGGCAACAATAATGTGCCCAATAATATTCATAATATCTAATGCGTCGATCGGATGGATTTTCTTTCCGCGTCTATTTTCGAGGATTTCAGCAATCTTTCCAACTCCCCAACAAAGATCTTCTGGACCTGAAGCAACTCCTCCAAATCCTTTGATAGGTGCGCCTTTACCTCTGATGACCTGGGTAGAATACGTAAAAGTTCCCTTAGATTTAGAATCTGAGAGAAAAGCAGCTTTAAGAGTTTTTCCGAGGAATTTAACCCATCCCTCTCTTGAGTCGGGAATAACGAAATCTGCTCCACCGTGATCCACCCTCGTAGGCGCTATAAACCAATCACGAACAGCTGGAAGTTTGTCTATATTTGCTTTTTGCAAATTATAACCAACTCCAGACCCTAAAGCTAGCATATCCATTGCCCAACAGAATGGTCTGACGGGATGATCAATAACAGTAAATGCACAATTTTGCAAAGATGCTAAGCCTAGTCTATCAACAGTTTTAGTCCCCAATTGCCACCAGAATCTACCTGCTACTGAGCCTTTAAGCCCTAGCAAATAGTCTCTTAATCGCTCTTCCTCATCAATAGTAAAACCTACATTTAATTGAGTTCTACAAGCATTAATAATTCGCTCAATTGTATCTGGGAACTCTTCACTAAGATCTGTACCTTCAATAGGTCGGGAATACGTACGTTTGTATGTTAAATACCCGACTGTAGACCAAGGTGTTGTTATCATTTGGTTCATTATGACTTTCTATCAGATTGAAACAAATTCTTCTTGTACAGCTTCATCTCCTAGAAGCAATCGACCGGTATCATAATCATAGTATGCACCTTGAACGTCACCTGTAAGACCTGTATACCTAGACTTTAAAACACGTATTCTAATCTTATTTCTAGCTTTTGCTTCTGGTGCAGTCATATTTCTAGCAAAACCGAAGACATCAAAAGATATCTGCTTAATAGAACCTGAGCCTCTAATATCATCTAATGATGGCATTCTGCCTTCTTCAAAAGATTTTCCTGAAGAAGTTGGTGTTTTTCTTAAGTGTGAAACTAAACCAATCCAGGCAGGATGTCTTTTAACTAGACGTAAGAGATGATTCATTACTTTATCTTGAGCTTCATTTCCTGTAAGATCACCTGCCCCTTCAGAGACAAGAATAGTAATATGATCTATGTATATATACTTACAACCTGATAAGCACATATATTCTAATTTATCTATTATGCTCTCATCATTCATTGAGCCTTGATGATCTAGCAAAATTACTCTGTCATCACCAAAGACTTTATCAAAACCAACTTTAAGCTCTTCTAATGGAATTTCTTCTTTTGCTGGATTTTTATTAATAGTCATTCCAGCTAATTTTCTTGCAGATTCAGGCGGAGACTCTTCCAGAGATATCACCCCAATTTTATCTTCAGGAGGAATATTGTCAAGAGTAAAGATCATATCTTCACGAAGTAATGTACTTTTACCGCTACCCGTTCCTGATATAAATAGTGCTATTTCGCCTAAACGTTTGCCTTTTACCTTTGTATTAATTCCAGTTAAGCATGGCGGATATGGAAGAGATGGTATGCTGTTATAATTCTTTAATGCTTCCCATAGTACTTCTTTTGTAATAATGCCGCTAGGAATATATGGCGTTGCATCAAAAATTAATTGCATCAATCTATTTGAATTATACTTTGTTAAGACTTCATTAGCATCTTTACAATCGCCAGAATTAACTATTTTAACCTTATCAATACCGATATACTTAATCACATCTGTAAGAGCTTTTTCGCCTGCTTTATCATTATCAAGAAATAATATAACTTCTTGAAATGATCGAATCCAATCTCTATTTTCAAGTACAGGATTTAAAGTTGTAGCTGATGCTATAGAAACTACAGGATATACTTTCTTATATTTATCCCAACTAGCTTGCCCAACGCTTAATGCGTCTATTTCACCTTCAGTAATGATTAATTTTCTACCACCACCACTAAATAATGTTTGCCCAAATAGCTTATTGGACTTGCCACCAATCCATTGAAAAGTCTTAGGTAATTTTCTTTCTTTATATGATTTATCAGGTTCATAAGGATAATAATGAGCATCTATCTCGCCATCATCTCCATAACTAACCTTTACACCAAAGAACTCGCAAACAGCCTTTTCTATAGCTCTATCTCTAAAACCTCTTATAGGCAATTCCTTTATTTGTTCTAAACTTGTGCCCATTCTTCTTGCCTTAAGTTCTGGTTCTTTATCTGGTGTTAAATCTTCTCCTGCCTGTGGCGGAAATCGTGTTCTACAACTAAAACAGAAAGAATCACCGCCTTCATAGATTTGCCTGGCATCATGGGAACGGCATTCTATTGTATCAAGGCAGGGTCTGTTCCTCACTACTACCTTGCCCATGTTTCTCTTTCTCCATGTTGATTAAAGCATTTAGGACTGCTGCAGCTACTAATGAATTAATTTCTAATATAAATAAATCAAAAGTATTAAATTGAGCTCTAATTATGATTTCTAAACTAACTAAGAAAGCTAATATTAATGATAGGCCTATAAATATTATTAAGCTTAGTGTTTTAATCATTAAACTTCTCCCATTTTAAAATTTTATTTAACCTCTCTTTATGTCTATCAGTAATTCGCTCTCTAACATTCCATTGTACTTTTTCAATAATTCTATTATACCATGTATTGCTAGTTGGAGCTTCTACAAGACATAATGACCAGGTCTCAGAATATGCTAGAGTACCCTTTGTTCGATATTGTTCGAGACATATAAACTCAAACTCTGAACGTGGTCTCTGTTTAAACATTTCTTTCAAAACAGGGGAAGAAGATACGTATTTACGCCAATCGGATTCTTTACCTTTATTTATCTTACCCATTCCATAGTATTGCTTCTTCCCCAGATATAGTCTCTCTAGATAATTATCTCTAATAACGTATATAAAGCCTATATATTCAATATCTTTACTTGAGCTCATTTGCTCAGGGAACTTCCAATGACCATTATCAAATTTGATTGAAGGTTTACTTATAATTTTTAGATCTGGTACAACACCTTCAAACTTCATTAAATTTCCTTTGCAATCGGCCAACTATCTAAGCTAAAATAATCATTGTAATGCCTTTGCAAATGGATCATCTTTCCATTACTTAGAAGATATTCTTTCCATTTATCATCATAAAATTCAATATACGCTGCTACAACACATTCTTGTAATTCCTCTTCTGCAGTACAACCTAGAAGAAGTTTTCCTGCCTTGACTTCTCCAATACCTGGGATTCCCGGTATATTATCTGTAGGGTCACCTTTAAGAAGTTGTTTATAATAGAATTTCATTGCAGATTCAGGAGAAATATCTAGAAGCTCTTTTTTATGCATTAAATATTGTTTTCCAGGGATACATTGTAAATCCTTATCAATAGTACATACGATGTAATCTATGTTAGCTCTTCTAGCTTCTTCTGCCCATATTCTAAGGAGATCATCTGCCTCACGTCCATCAGCAGCTATAGCGTATTCTTCCATAACTGCTAATTCTCTAATTGATGGAACAAAATGATTCATTGTAGAGGGATCGTGATGACGATTCATTTTATAATTAGGATATAATAAATATCTAAAATTATCAATACCCTTTACTGCCATTATATAGTCATCACAAAAGACTGTTCCTAAGAGTATATCAAGTTCTATTTTAAAATGCTCCCAAGATTGCATTAAGTATTCTTTGTCTTCTTCTTTAGTAAATTCTAATGGGACTCTTTTACCGTCAGCGTCGAGAGAGATATAAGCTTCTATTATTTCATTTTGTTTAATTATCTTTGCCTTCTTCTCCCATCTTGGCTTACATGCGTTATATGCCAGGACATCTCCATCAATAATTGCTAGTGTCATGGCAATTCAATAGCCCCTATCAAACAATCAACATTAAAAGCACTCTCACATAAAAATTCTTCTGTTATTTCTTCATCTGAAGGTATATCTGCGCCTGTAACTGTTGTGTATGCCGCTATAAGTGCTTCTAACTTATCTTCAGCATCTACAAGCTCCATTTTAAGATCATTATCACAAAAGTTTACATATGATACCGCGAATTTCATATAGAGCCCTTTACGGATTTTTGTCTGGTTTACCAAATGAAATCCAATGAATTCCTTCTTGATCTGTAATAAAATAAAATTCTTTAAATCCTAACCTGGTTAAATAATCTTGAATCATATGCATCAAATGTTTATTAGCTTGCCTAGAGCCAAAATGATCATAAATACAAAACCAAGTATAAGGCTCTTCCATAGCTTTTATAATAAGCTTAAAAGCTAATACAGTACTTGTACCAGTAGCTCTAGACAGATCGTATTTTTTAAGATATGATTCATATTGATATTCTGTAAATAGTACTTTATGTAAAGGATTAATGTATTTCGTACCAATTGTTGCCAATTTTAGCTCCTCCATCCATTATCTCTATTCCGAATAACTTAGGGCCATCTGCAAAGGCTTGTTTACCTATTGCTGCAGCTTGCTCTGCGTATTCTTCAGGGACCATGAAATCAGCCTCATCATGGTACATTATTAAAGGGATATAAGGAATATTTGCTTCTTTAAGCCTTTGCATAATAAACATAACAGCAGCTGCACAAGTAATCTTTTCGCATGATTGTAAGAGATATACAAGAAGTTTATGAAAGGAGTCGACATAAATTCTATTACCAGCGATAGATGGAATATACCCTTCACTATATTGAGATGTCTTCCCGTAAATATTTTGTAACTTAGTTAATAAGGCTTTAAATCCAGGTACAGCCTTAACAAAGCCATTCTTGAATTTATTGCCTTTTTCAGAATCCATTGTACCATAAGCATATGACCAAAGTTTATCCCCAGCTGCTCCAAATAGAAATGCGTAAAGAATTCTTTTAGCTTTAGACCTAGTAACAGGTTCATGCATTCCTAATTCAAAGCCGATCTGAGTTAAAATATTTGCATTATAAGTATGGATATCGCCATTAATTAGCGTATCAATATATTCTTTATCTCCAAGATAATGTGCAAGACCTCTAGCCTGATTAGACGCTGAATCACATCCAATTAGTTTCCATCCAGGAAGGGCAGTAAATAAGGAACGCATTTCTTTACCCCATGGCGAATCTACTGTAGGTACGTTTACAATAATAGTATGCCTTGCTCGCATACTAGGTGTACCTATTGACACACAATCACCATGAAGCATATTATTTTCATCAACATTCTCAAGCCAGGTTTTAATAATACTATGTCTAGATTTCGCTGTAAGATATTCTAAATATAACTTTCCATCACCACCAAGAAATTCCAAACTATCCTCAGTTATTTTTGGTGATGTCTTAACTCTTAGTCCAGTTTCCTCTGTTACTTTAGTATTCCATTCTGTAGGTACCCAACCATTCCTATAAAGGAATATCTTAACATCAGCTACTGACCCTAAATCCAATGCTTCAAAAGTGACTCTGCTATACGGTCCAAGAACCAAACGCTCTTCACCTTCAAAGCCCGAACAAGGATCAATATTGAACCATCTCGCAGTATGCGCATCGTAAAAACCTTGTTTAGTCCACTTAGGTTTCTTTTCTGGGACTATACCTTTGGCTTTATCAGTAGGTACACATTTCATACCTAATTTATGAGCCAAAGCTTTATGAGCATTTTCAAGCTCTATATCAAGTTTATCAAATACAGCTAATGCAGCTTCTTTATCAAATGGCCATCCATGCATATAACCAGTAGTCATCCATTCCTGAGTATAATGTTCAGCTTTAATATAATCAGCAATACATGGCGTTTTGGCATGAAGTGCTTTAAATTCAGCATACACAGTATGCCAAACTTTTACATTAATTTTAACGTCATTAATGCAACGATCTCTTAACTCTGGAGAATATTTACTAAAGTCATTAAATGGGTCTTTGAATAATCCGAAATGACGACCCCAAGTTTCTATACTATGACCTTCATTACCAAATCTTTTATAATTCAGAATAACAGACATTATTAAAGTATCATAAACGGCACAATCAGCTTTAGGTGTAAAATTAAGTATTTTCGATAATGTAGGCAAGTCGTAACCTTTTATGAAATGTCCAATTAAAGCATCTGCTTGCTCTAAGTATTTTAAAAGCTCTGGATCATCTCCATGAAACCATCTTGATACATCACTATCAAGATCATAAGTAGCTACTACCCATATATTCTTAACTTTATCAAGAAGACCATCCCCTTCAATATCAAATACTAGTCTCATCTAGTTTCCCTAACAATAATGCAGGAAATCCTCTAGGATGTCCATTGCCTGTAATTACAACATGGAAATCAGAATGACCCTCAATGAGTCCTGGTAATTTCTTTTCTTCTTTCAATCTTTTAACATAATCAATAACCGAGTACATAGGTGCTTCATTAATTTCCAATTCACCGGTTGAATAATATTTTCCATGAGGCTTAAAATATAAGAGTTCAATTTTCATTATTTACTCAATATTTTTTCTACATCTTCAACGCGAACAGGCTGATCCCCATTTTTAATATAAGCAACAAGATATTTTAAGTACCATAATGCTTTGGATAATTCTTGTAATTCTACGTCTTTGCTGCCATTTCTATCTAGGTATTTTCTTATTTGCAACTCAATAGCAGCTTTAAATAATTCTGGGTTTCTAAATCTTTGAATTCTAGATTGAGTATCAATCCATTGTAGACAAGTATCCTCATCAAGTATAAAATAAGTTTTATAATGTGCAGGATCAACAGCTGCTTTAATAGGATCTTCTGGGCCTATTTCCAATTTATGATGCTTTGGGGCTTCGCTTATATGAATATCAGTTTCTCTTTCATCAAATGGATCCCATGCCTTTTCTTTCTTTCTAATTACTTTTACAGGCACATCACTAGAAAATGTATTTAAAATATCTCTTAAACCAGGCGCCACTTGCTCATTTCTAATAGACTCTTCATGCTCACTTTTGATAGCTTCACCATGCTCTAATTGACCAATCCACTCATAAAGTTCTTTAGGAGATCTTAATACTGCTACTTGTTTTTCTGTAAGATTATCGGTAACGCATACGAAGTTTGGCTCTTTAACTGCTGAAACACCAACCTCCTCTACTCTTGTTGTAGTATCATACCTTCTATTAACACCAATTAAATTAGTATCTATAGAATAAGAGTCATATGTATACCTCATGTATTTCTCCATTTTTAAAGGGCTATCCCTTTCGAGATAGCCCTTCATTATCTTTAGAATACCTTTTCTTTACTACCTACTGAAGGTACTTTCAGAGACGGTGTAGCTGCATCTACTTCAACTTCAGGGTCTGCATCTTGTTCTGTATTGTCAATTGTTTCCATATCGGTTTGACCAAAATCATCATCACGCGGTTTGGCTTTATAGACAATATGACGAGTAACTTGAACACCCATCAACACAGATGCAACACCTTTTCCACCACCTTCTTTCGGATATTCATACTGGAATACCCTTACATTTCCAATAGAACCATTACCAATAGTATTCGGGTCAAGTTCGCCCATATTCCCATCAATAACATTCACTGGACTTGCATTGTCACCGTCTTCTTTGATACTTTTCTTACGTAGATTCACCCTGAAATAAGGTTGGCCTTCATCAGGAACAACTGCCTTTACATTTAGGTTATGGCTTTCCCACACCTTTTTAGTTTCCTTATTACTAGTCCGAATTTGACATTCCCAGGTAGGGTTCTTCTTATTGAACTTGTTGTTAGGACGCTTAGGATCTAGCTTACAAAACCAGAGTTCACAGTCGCTTAAAATCATATAGAAATTCCTAGTGTATTTAGAGTACCCTTTTCAGGGTTAAATCAACGGGGTGAGGGCACACAGCTCTTAATATCCTTATCTATCCTCACCATCTTCTTTAAATATGCTATCCCATTCTTCATCTGTAATTCCCGTCATAATGAACTCACGTTGACCAGCTGTGAGATTGGGGAATGCATTTTGAATGAGTGTGCCTCCAATCCAAGCATTAAGTTCTTCTTCAGTGATTGGAAGATCAATCGTCCGTTCTTTTCCTGAAATAGGACTAGTTCTTGTTACCTTCATCGTAAGACTCCTTAGTACGTACAATAGACTCATCAATATATCGACACTGAGTGTAGATATCTTTAGGAATATAAAAAGTAGGCCCACCAGAATTATTTACAATTAACACAATCATTGCATACTCTTGATTAGGCCCGATATAGTAAGCAATATCAAAAATAGCCGAAGTTTCATATAACGACTTATAGCCTTGAGTATCTGTTCTTGGTACAGTTGTATCAATTTCTTTTAAGTCTTCTACAGTTTCTATCAAGAAAATATTTCCACCAAGTAAAAATTCAAACGTATCATTCTCGCGATCGTAATCATTGAACTCTTCTTGCTTATAGAGCTCAAGAACATTATCTACAATAACTTTATCGGCTACTTCACGAAGTTCTTTTAAGTTTGTTCCTAGCTCTTTCATATCATCCTCAACTAAAGCAATATTCAGATTCAAGAACGAGATTTAAATCTAGATTACCAAAATTTATATTAGATACATTACCGCCAATATCTTTCATTATAGATGATAATGGATCATGTTTATAAAGCTCTACAAAGGTTTCTCGTGTTATTCTATACAGATCATCCATATGGCATAACAAACAACCGAATGAATCATGTACAGTAGTTACACCGAAATTAGCTTTATTAACAATTAACACTAAATGTGCTGCATCTAATGAATGTATTGCATTTGGGGATGCTCCTTGAGATTGTTTTCCTTTTGAAGGTATAGGATCTTCTAAGAATGAAATAGACAACTGTAAAGTATTTTCATAATATCCAGTAGATAACTTATCACCCATCGGCGGCCCATACTGAACCCAGACCTTTTTTACTTTTCCTTCAGTATAATTTTGAATTACTGGAAAGTTAGTTACAGGGACAGTCCAAGATAGAAATTTACCTGCTGCTTCTGCTCTCTTTCCAGCAGCCTCAAATACTTCTAATAACTGCATAGGTCGTTTTAAAGATCTTCTACAATCACTATAAACTTCTCTTCCTAAAAATGCACCCCAAGTATGCTCCAAATGCATTAGAAGTTCTATGCCATGTTTCTTAGAATCATCAATAATTTGCTGCCCCAGACCGTATGCAGTTCCGCCATAAGGAATTGTCATTGTATTTCTTTTGACAATTTTTCTCTTGTGCTTAGAATCTTTGATGCGAAGCCAAAACACAGGAGCAGCCATTATAATCAGCTGTTTATTGTCATATTTAAATTTCTGAATTTTATCTACAAGTATTTTTCTTAGATCACTCTTTTGTTCAGCTTCATTAATTTGTTTCTTAATCTCAATAAGATTATCTATAAGCCTCTCACAATCCTCTATCTCATCTTTGGACATGCATTCAACTAACTCTTGCAAGTGAGTCCAGACGTGATCAGCAACATACTTATAAAGATCACCAGGCATGTCAAGAGGAACGAGATTAACATGGGGCGCGGTAACTTCATCTCTAGTGAGTGCAGCCAGGTGTTGAGAACCGTTATTAGAGCCGTCAATGTAACACTCAAGATGAGACTCATAGTCAAATTCATCATATAATTCCTTATGTTTTTCGTAAACCTCCATTTGCCAGACTCTAAGTTTCATCATTTCAAAGCATGCTGCTAGGAATTGCCATGGCTTATCTGCACGCATCCATCCTTGGTTAACTTTCGGATTCTCAGCATAGGATAAAAGAATTTCTTCGTTGTCCAAAGTCCAGAGGTACCTAGCATTGAGAGGAATTTTATCAGTTTTAGCTCCATCGTCTCTACCTGAATCTCCAGCCCATGTTGAGGCAATGGATATACAAAGCCAGCGAAAGCCTCGCTTTCCAATCTTTTCTTTATCATTTCTAAGCAATAATCCTCTCGCGAGATCAGATCCTTGCTCATGTAAATACGCAGTGGCAGGGTATTTCCGTCCACGGAAATCGAAGTAATATAAGTGATAAAAAGGTTTCCCGAGGAATCTTTTCGCAATATCGCCGATCGCCTTGGCCTCACGGAGCTTAGTCGCACGCGCTTCTGCATTGTGTTGTTCCCATATATCTGAGAAGGCCTCAGTCTTATTTCTAAGAGCCCAAAGATGAATATTATAAATATCTTCGTTTATCTTCCAACTAACAGCTTGTGCCTTATTAACACACTTAAATATTAGAGGATGTGTTTCTGGGCTTAATTGATCATTTACACCTTTATTTCCAGTTTTAACTAAGAATATTCCGGCTTCATGTCTAGAAGTAATCCAGGGTGAATATGGAGTTTCTGATGGTAGTTTTTCAATAGTATGCGGACCTACTGATTCCCATAAAATACATATTGCTTCATCATTTAAAACTTGTACTATGTATTGAGCATGTCCCTTAATACCAGCTCCAAGAATCACTTGCAGTATACACATTTCTTCAAAAGAATATAGAATAAATGCACCAATCTTTGCTGCAACTGCAGAATCTCTTTTTAATTTATATTTGCTACGTATATTGTGACCGATAGCAGATATAAATTCTGTAAAATATAGTGTCTTATTGGCTCCTCTTTTTGTTCGTGTGTAAAGATATATCACTGAAATCACGTTGTCTATGTAATCCTCAACAGCCAACTTTGTAAGATATCTAAGTGGACTTTGAGGAGCAATTTCACTTTTCAGACGTGACTTTAACGAAGCTATGAGTTGTTGCTTCATATTATCTAAATAGTATCCCTAAAAATTCCAGTAGGAGTAAGCACCAATAATATTAAAAGAAATGACTATGTATGTTTTCGTTATTTTAATTAATACTACTTTTATATCATACCACAATGCATACTCCCACGCCACCTTTAGGTGGGTTTCAGAGTATGATCCACCACATTAAATGGCAAAAAAAAAAAAAAAAAAAATGGTAGAAATTAAAACCTCCTCCCCGAAGGGAGGAGGCTAAAGTGTTACAACTTCTTATTAACTTCACTTACAAATAATACTGTTACAAATTTGATCTTTAGCCAAAGGCTATTGGGACTTCTTCTAATGTCTTCAAGAATATCTATTCTTTTGTCGCTGAGTTTTGATTCTCTTTCTCTTTTATTGCTGTCTAACATAAATTCACTAACAAATGGCAGATAATCATTAGGTCTTTTATTTCTCGCCATAGAACTGCTTCTTAAGCCGAAGATACTCCTCTCTGCTAATTCTTGTATCAGGAAGAACTACAGATTCTTGTTCATCTTCAACAAACAAACTTTTTGTCCAATTGTATGCCTTCTGAACAGGAACTACAATGCGGTTATGTCCAAGCTCAGACCAGGATGACTCTGGAACCCATGCTGCATCAAGACGATACTTAAGTGCATCACGTTCCGTTTCAACCATTTGAACTTTCTGTTCAAGAAGTAGAATCTCAATATCACGATCCATCTTCTCCGAATAGAAATAGACATTGCCGATCGCAAGTACAACTAGCAATGTACCAACAAGGATGCTATGAAAAGCATTCTCGATAGACTTCATCAAAGGCTTATAGCTGACTTCTTCCATGATATCCCTTTGGACTAGTAAGTTAATGGTTAATTCCCGAAATTAACGGTTGGATAGCCATCAATCCAAATACTACAAAAGTTAAAATTAACATTAAATCTCCTTAAATAAAGTCTAAGATACTCCCAGAGGCTGTATGTCCTCTGTCTCCCAGCGGCACCAGGCAGTCGCTTATAACGTTAAGAGTGCCGCCCTTAACGCTTTATCGACTCTTTATATTGGAGTACCCTAGACTTTATCCACTCTTTAGAATGGATATGCCGGTCTCTGCCGGCTGTCACGCCTGAATTCCCGGCGTTCGGTATTGCCTCAAACAATCATAACTCAATTATACTAACAGGCTCAATTGTGGATTATAATTCACGCTTTATGCGTTAGTCCGTATAGGCTCTGGACAAGCCAGTACTTACATTTTATCCTCCATGGTTGTTTAACTGCTAGCAATTACTCTATCCAACCTCTTACCTTGTCCACCATCGAATTCCCAAGCCTCTTAACAGCAGTTTCAGCTCGTTCTTTATAAAGTAGCTGACTGTCAAGACAAGCACCAACTAACGGTTCACGTTTGAAAGTAGCTTGATCAGATAAACGAGTAACAGCACTCGCACCACCACCAAGAGCTGCTCCGGTAACACCAGCAACTACAACTGCACCAACAGGGTTCCCTGAGATCGCAGCTGCAGCAGCAAAAATTCCGCCACCGTACAGTGCCGACCAACCAACACCTTTCCAGATGCTCTTGTTAACGCATGTGGCAACTTCTTCACGCAGTTTCATAATGTCAACAGGTTCGGCTTGTACAGTACCAATTGCAATGAAGAAACCAATAATCGCAACAAACATTACTTTCAACATGCTGCCTCCTTTGGGCGAGTGTGATTAAATAGGATTCTTCCTATCATATAAGATGCTGCTTTTTCCGCGTTTTATTTATTCTCTTGTTGATAAATCTTAACAATGTTAGAAGTACTTTTATCAACAGCTACGAGAGGATAATGCGGAAAATGTTTTTTTGAAAGTTCCTCTTTAGAATAATTACTAAGACCTCTCCACCAAATTAATGCGAACATTCTTTCGGATGTGCTTGGGGCAAGCATTCTTTCTCCTCTTCAACAATAACAGCAACAGTACCATTGCTTAAAATTGTTAATTCGAAAATACTTCTTAGAACTTCACCTTGAGCTACATTCCAGCACTTTTCCCACAATGGTCGTTGTGTAGATGTTACTGGAAATCCTTGCTTTTCAGCCCATTCATCAAAAGTCATAATTAAGCCTCCGATGCAAGTTTTGCATACATGTACCAGTCCGGTACTTTGGATGCATTATTCTCGCTATTATATTGTTTGATAAAAGTATCAGCTTCTTCATTCGTACTGAACACCTTTACCTCATCAATACGCTGTCCCCAGCCTTTTTCACTTTCGATAATGAGAACTTTAATGTTCATAATTACCTCCAGTTAGCTACTACCTCCCGTGCATTATCCCCAAAGAAAGTAAAGACTCGTTCAGTAGTAGTCCTATTAAGAATGATACAAGCAGCTGAAAGCTCATCTCCATCACATTGCACAGAAATTACATATTGGGCATTCATGTGTTTTACATGAGAACTCCCAATATGTGTAGATGTAGTCTGGCCGTCAGTTGTGCGAATGAACATCATTTAAGTATCTCCTAAGAAAAATAATGGGGAGATTACTCTCCCCGAAGTTTACTTTTTAACTTTGGTACCTGTGCTATATTGCGTAGCACCTTGTTTATCTTTGTTAACAATAGTACCATTTTGAATCTTCATGGTTCCTGAGCTATAATCAGTTGCACCATGTTTGTCTTTCTTAACGATAGTGCCATCTTTTCTTACCTCAAGATAACCTGCACTATAGTCAGTTGCGCCATGCTTATCTTTTTCGTAAATACGTTGCTGTCCTGAAACCAAGACTGGTGTTACACACAAGAACAACATGATAATAAAGTTCCTCATGGATTTCTCCTTTTGTTGTCTATCATATAAGATGCTATATTTTCCGCAATTTATTGAACAACATATAAGGTTATTCCGTCCTTCGCAGCCTCTGTTAATACAGGCATTAGCCTATCAAACGCAGCTCTCGATCGAAGAAGGAAATTATTTTCAGCATTTATCGATTCACCTACAAGGATACACCCAGAAGTATCAAGATGAGTATTACCTGGGTGTATTCTTATATAAGTGAAATTAGGTACATTTAATAGTTCTGGTGTTACTTTCTTAAAC